ACTCGACAACCGACATCGCGGCTTCGGTTCGCAAGGCGTATGAGACGTTCACGCATGTCGTGCTGAGTCGCGGGTACACGATCCTGAAGCCCGTCTACTTCAAGACAGAAACGATTCAGGATCTGGCACCGCTCTACCAGTACGCCAGCTGGATACCCGCGTCCGCGCCGCAGCTGAAGCGCTGGACGAACCTCGGTGGCGTGCTGATCGAACAGGACACGCACCCGGCGGACGACTTCCCGAAGGCTGACGTAACGGTGATGGTTGAGGCGCCTTACGATATGGACCGTCTGAAGAAGTGCAACTGGCGCAACAACGAGTACGGCGTGATTCCGAACCCCGTATCGTGGTCCACGCATGAGGAATGCATCGATCTTCGCTTCCCGACTCCGGAACTGTTACGCGAGATCTGGACCGTTGCTAACGGTCAGCCGTTCACGAATTACGAACTGGCAACCGAAACCGGGATTCCGGTTAGCCAGTTGCAGTACATCAAGAATGCGCTTCACCCGGTCGAGCACTGGTACATCCAGAAGAGACTGGCGCCGGAGCGCGAGGAGATGTTGCCCGCATGGGAGTGGCTGGAGGCCGGCACTGTGCCGAAGTGGAAAATCATCGAATCCGGCCACAAAGCGATGATCGAGGAGCTAGGGAAGTTCGGCTACATCAACCTGAAGCGCTATCAGCACTACCCGGCGGAGGAGCCAGATTGGAGCGTTGTTGACCGCAAGCGGCAACGCGCGCTTAGCGATCTGGCGTCTGTTCGATCGTTAGTGGAGTCACTTCCCGATCATCTCGCAACGTGATGACGGTTTGTCGTATCTCTTTAATTCGAGGAGCGTTAGCATGATAGAGAGCATTCAATTCCGCGAGGGCGTTCTCAGTCTCACTGTTTCCCTGCCGCGTAACCCCGCCTCCTGTGAGCGCGAGCGCAGCATCCAGTTTGACTTTGGCGAGGGCGGCGCTGTCGCCGAACTCCATGGTAGCGAGCTTATGAACTTCCTGTATTCCGTCTACACGGAACGCGCGTACAAGATCCGACACCTGATTTTCGAACTGCTCAGTACTGAGGCGCGAGTATGCCGGGTCAATTTTCACCTGATCTACCGCAGCAGCGAAAGCCTGGAGGGCAGCACTGCGGCGGATGAACAGGTCAAGTTCTCGCGGGGTGCAATCCAGGGCGCACGCGGCCAGGAAGATGTCCCCCTTGGCTTCTGTCAGCGCGGTCTTGATTGACTGTTCGGAAATCAGGCCGCTCTTTCGCGCTCTGCTGGTCATTTAAGAACCTCTTTCATCCACGCGGATTGGTAGAATTCCTGCGCCTCTTCCTTCGTCCGGAATGCCCGTAAATCAGGAATTTTTTCGTTCTCACGGATAGTAACGATCCACAGCCGGCCATCGAAAAAAGGGGCTTCGAAAACTTTGGCTTTCATTTCTTGCCCTTCGGGATCTTGGCGCCCGACTTGCGGGCCTGATTCAGAGCGATAGCCACGGCCTGCTTTTGCGGCTTCCCGGCTTTCATCTCTGTCTTGATGTTGTGCTTGACAGCCTCTTTCGATTTACCTTTTGCGAGTGGCATGATGACCTCTAGTAAGAAAGACCTACCCCATACCCCAAACGCTGAAGATCCGGCAACTGTTTCTTCAGACGACCGGCTCCTATGTCCGTTCTGTAAAACGGGCTATTGGGAATCTTCACCTTCTTTATCGCACTGTAAGCACTGCGACGCGCGCCCGTTATCGTATCTCCTGTACCTGTGGCAATCAGAACATAGTCCCCGGCCGTCACAGGACCCGGAAGATCTACCACCTTCCCGTTAATCTCACGCGGCGCGTCGCCTATCATGACTTCCGAGAAGTGAAGATGCTCCATATCTTCCGCATTGTAAATCGGTATGCCGCAAAGTTCCTTGTTCGTTATTTTCGAGTAGGGAAAGTCGGGCAGCGCCATGAGGACGGAGATGGAGACTACATCGGTCTTCACCTTCAACGTGTCGCGCCCGTTCACCAGGTCGAGCATCCATTGGGCCTGATCGCCTTCGATCAATGCAGTAAGGTTGTGGCGGATCGGCCAGCCGTCGCGCATCGTCCACTCCAGCGGATAGGGGGTTCCATCGTGCGTTATCATGCAATTGACATCAACGTAGCCGACGTACCCCACGCGATGGAGATGATCTGTAGCCGGCTTGAGCACCTGGTCAGCGAGTTTCGACTTCTTCACGACGCGCACAGTAGTGCCCATCTCGCCCGTATTCACGCCGAGATCGCCGTTCATCAGTTTCTTGTTCTCCCAGTTCTCAACCCATCCTGCTTTGGACCATCCAGCAGGCCCGAACCACCCGCCCACGGCCATCTCCATCCCGTCAATCTTCTCCTGGAGAATAAATCCGTCTTCTTTGGCCGACTTGACGTATTTCGGGACTGTTTTCCAGCGCTGAAGCATGTAGACCAGATCCGCCGCCGAGTTCGCAACATAGGACATTGCCCGCTCGCCGTCACCGGACGGCTTGGAGACAAACGCTTTACCCTGCTTTTTTACGTAGGCAATAGCTGAGTCGTAGTCGTGAAACGTCTTGCCATCGATGCACGGCATCCCGCAATCTTCCATCACCTTTTGACCAATCTCGCGGTCCAGTTCCCATTCGACGGCATCCAGATTACAACCGAAGATCGGATACCCGATACGCCGGAAGGGCTCCAGCAAGTCGAGATAGTGCGTGTTGTCGGGCGTGTAGATGAGATCCGCCCACCCGATCCACTTTTTGCGAAGCTCGTTGAAGTCGCGGATCTTCGTAACGAACCCTTCGCCCGCGTGTCGGTCCGTGCCATCGGGACGCGGTTTGTCATACCAGCGCACTTCATGCCCTTGCATCTGCCAGCGCATGCACAGGTCAAGCGCGTTGGAACCAACGTCAATCACCAAAATTCGTAGCTTTGTCATTTTGCATCTGCTATAGTGGTCGTAACAACCTGGGAGATCACCATGAAACTCATCGCAATCGTAGCACTGTTTGCCTGCTCATCCGCCCACGCCGTGTGCGTCGGTTCACTGCCGCAGTGCAACGCGCAGACGTACCAGTACTATGGGCAGACATACCAGCAGTACGAACAGAACCAGCGGCAGCAATGGAGCGCGCCGCCGCCCCAGCAGTACCAGTACTCGCCGCCTGTGGACCAGAACGGCTTTGACCGTTACGGCCACTATCACATGACGGGTTACTGATGAACCTGAACCCGTGGCTGGATATCATTGCGGCGGTGATGGCAGTTGTGTGTTGGTGGCTGATGGATTCTCCTGACCACGATCACCACTAGCGTTCCCGTACTGCGCGCGAAGCGCGCCGATGGCTGCGGCCCGCGCTTTGCCGTTTGTCGAGCCGTACGCGGCGCGCAGCAGATCGCGTCCCTGTTGCGTCAGCAGCGCTTTCGAGGCAACGTAAGGTGTAACGACTGCCGCCACGGCGCCCATCGGGTGCGTTACCGCCAGCGCAGGAATACTCAGCATGTGCGCCGCGCCCGTCGTCTTTGACGGGTTAGCGCCGGTCTTGTCGCCCGCGCGCGCCATCGTATCAGTCACGTCCTTTATGTCCTTGATGTCACGGTCCGAAAAGCCCATCTGTGACAGCTTGGGAGCGACTTTATCCATTTCCTTGCGGAACTTGGCGAAGGAGATAGGCGGCGCGCCGGGCGCGTCGTTACGCGCCTGCTCCAGACCGTTGCGCAGCACGAACGCTTTCGCGTCCTGCAACACTTCCGGCGAGTGCAACTGGAGGATGGCAGTAACCGCTTTCGCCTGGCTAGGGTCCATGTTCAGGTATCGGCGCGCGATGGCTTCCGGCGCCTTGGTTGAACCCTGTACACCCGTGAACGCGGCATCGGCCACGTCTTCGCCTAACAGTTTTCCGAGTGCCGACTTTTCCACGAACGTGAGCGATTGCGATGCCTTCGCGTAATTCTGATTCGCGGCTTTCAAAGCCTGAGCAATTGGCGTCTTCGCGGTGCTGGCGTCCTCGAAATCCTTGTTGATCGCGCCGAAAAGGCGTTTCGCCAGAACCTGATTCGCATTCGGATCGATGTCCGAGAAGATGTTCCCCGTTCGGCGCGCGGCTTTCCCCCACGCGCTGCGCGTCTTCATCGCGTCGTCAATCGTATGTGTGGCCGTACCGGTAACCGGCGGCGCGGCAGGTATAAGCGGCTTGCCAGAAGGCCCAAGAATGGACGAAGCCGGCGCGCCGGGCGTCGTAGTCGTCAGCGCGTCCTTGATTTCTTGCGCCTGCTTTGCCACCTTGCGCGCGTCGGCGGACGGCACGTTAGCGTTCTCCGCGATGATCTTGTCAAGCGTCGCCATCGTGTTTTTGTAGCCGATAACGGGGTTGCTCCCGGCCAGTTTGCGGACTTCTCCGTAATCGCGATTCGCGGTCGTTTCTCGCAAGGAGTCGATCTTGTCCACGGTGGTTTTGTACGCGTTCCGGAGCTTCTCCCCGATGTTCGTATCCAGTGCTGCGCCCGGCACGCCTTGCGGCGCGCTGATCTGGTCTGCCAGCTGGTTGATGCGGTTCACGCCCGCCTCTACCTG